GCTAAATTGTTGCGAGAGACCGACCCTAGTTTTGATGTGTTTGTTGGGCCTGTTGGTCAGTGGTTGTGTTGGGACCCTGAGGCTTACAAGACTGGACGTGTTGAGTATATGGAGGAGGAGCTTAATCAATTAGCGCAGGAGAAGCAGAAGAATGAGGCAACAGCAAAGACCGCATTTGAGCAGCGCGTTAAGGAGACCAAGCAGAAGGCTATTGATGACAATAAGAAGAATGCCGAGAAGCATGGTAGCTCTTTGACTCAGGATATTGACAAGGACGGCAATTTGGTTGGAGTTACTAATAGTCAAGAGGCTAAGTTAGCTGGCTCGGAGACTATTTCGGTAGCGGATATTCGCAGTGAGCTATTTGATGGTGACAATATTGTGACTGGACAGAGTGATTACGGAAGGTCTGAGCTTGTCAGTGGACCCTTTGCTGTGTCTAAGGATTCTGACATGGATCGTGTTGATTAGATCAACCTTTTCTAACGTAGTAAATAAAAGTATAACAAAAATTTATATTATAATTTTTATAAATATAATATAAATGACAGATAGTAAAGAAAACATACAGAAGTTCGTTCAGAATAAAGGGAATATTCCTCTTATGAAGAAGATGTTGAATGACGGAACTATAACAGATATTAATCTCCTATTTGATAATGGTTTAAGCACAAATACTGCTCTAATGTTTGAGACTATGTATGGAACTTTAGAAGGGATGAAATTTTTATTAACACATAATGCTGACCCAAATATACAAGATAAAAATGGTTGGACTGCTCTTCACAAGCTCGCTTTTTTAGGAGAAATAGATAAAAAAGCTAAAACTAAACAGCTTGCCAAACTTCGCCTTCTATTAGATTACGGAGCAGACAAGTCTATTAAGACCAAAAATGGTAAGACTGCGTTAGATTTAGCAAAAGGTTCGTTAAGTTGCCACGATTGTATAAAAATGCTTTCTCAAGGGAAAAATAAAACTTTACGTAAAAATAAACCAAAGAAACCAAAGAAACCAAAGAGAAAAACAATGAAACATTAAAATCAAAAAATTAAATAACACTATAATAATAATCATTTATTATAATTTTATTTTTAACACTGCGACTCATTTTAGCAGTTGAAATGCCTTCTGCTAGTGCTGCTTTTGCGATTGTATCCCAAGTGGCTAGTAAGATGTATGTTTTACCATTTGGTCTTTTTAACCGCGATTTTGGGTCCTTGACCGCGCCTCTTGACATTATTTGGGTCATATTGCTCCTCCTCGTCTTCATCATTGATTGATTTGGATAGCTCCCAGAACTCTTTGGACCCTAATCTGAAGTCATTATGTGCGTCGGCTTTATACCAAAACACTTGGTCCTGTAATTTGTTAGATTTGGCGTTGTTATTTATCACTAGGCACTCATAATTTTCGGTACATTGGTCCATCACTTGACAAAATGACTCCAATGTAGGGAACATGCCAGCATAATTCTCGTAAATTCGCTTCCTATTGGCAATGTAGGGCTCTCTTAATATAAAAACATAATCAATATTGGTTCTTAGTGTTGGTGGAATACCCAACGGATATTGCATTGTGATGATTAACATCACCTTCCAATGTCTCCCGTTCATAAACAAGAGGCGCATTAATTTATCACGTGACCACGTATTGTCATACAAGCAATCATCAAGAATCACAAAAGTTCGCGGGTCAATTGTTGTGCGCTTAAATTGCTCCATTTCCTTCTTAATCTGTTTCAACACTTGTCGCTGTCGCTTCAAAATGTTCTCAATAATTGCCGTATTATATTCATTATGGATGAACAACTTTGGTACCAATTTACCGTAAAAACCGTTACCTTCTTCTGTGCCGGAAATAACAGTGCCAATTGGAATACTCTGTTGATAGTATAGTAAGTCCTTGACCAAAAATGATTTACCTGTGTCACGACGACCAATTAAAACCACGACAGGGCCTTTTGACTCATCAGGCTTGAAACTAATGCTTTTCATATCAAACCGTTTTAGTTCTAAATTCATTATATGTATACAACTATAAAAGATTTATTTTATTTGACGCAAACTAAACTAACAAATGATATAAAATAATAAACAAGATAAAATAATAAATAATAAATGGCTAAAAACTAAATAATTTTAAATAACTTGTCTGTTTGTTAGTTTGATAGTTGTTTAGGAGAAAGAAAAATAAGTTAAATATTACTATTATTTATATTTTAATTAGCTAATGGCAACAATACCGACAACTTCTACAAATCCTACTTTTGGCATTAATTACCAAAAAAGGAAGAATATAAACCTTTTTTCAAAGTTTCAAACTAACAAAACTATTACTTTAGACCAGGTCCAAAATTACTTGCCAATTTACGACAGATTTTTTTCACTAAACGATAATAACTATAATACCATAAACCTAAACCATTTATGGTATGTATCGGATTTAAAAGATGAAAAAACTGGGAAAAATAAAAATACTAATAGTAATACTAATACAAGCAGTGACTTTTTATCAGAGCATGTTCACATGTGTAAATTAAAGAATAGTAATGATAACAGTGGCGACTTTACTAGCAGTCAAAATGTGTTTATTAAAATGGCACCATTATTGGACCCATTCAAATATATTATAGGCAAATACAACTACAATGATGTCAATTTATTCAATTTGCCATCCATTGATAAAAGTTTGCCAGTTAATCCTAAAATAGCGGATGTAAATAATTCCGCATATGTAGATGGATTCTTTTCATTTTTAACAAGTCAGTTACTAAACACCCACAGTTTTATTCATGGACTGGATTATTATGGGTCTTTTTTAGCTATAAAGAAAAATTACAAAATTAATATTATTGATGATATTGATTATTTAATTCATTCTGATTTTTTTATGAAACAGCAAAATGTATTGTTTAAGGTGGACGATTATTCACATTTATTGTCAGATGATGATGAAGTGAAACCATTGAAGCCATTGAAAATTATGTCAAACAAATCTGTGTTATCAATAAAGTCATTTGATGACACTATTTTTGATGATATTTTTGAAAATCAAAATCAGAATCAGGAACAAAATCTACTTACATTGTCTGATATTAAGCATATGAATGTTGATTTAGTTGATATTATGAATTCATCTGAGCTTGCCGTTGACACAAAAAAGTCTGAGACACTCAAATCTGGTTCATCTTGTTCCTCTAGAACATCACATACAGATGAAAATGAGGATGATGAGGATGACGAGGATGACGACGATGAAAATGAGGATGATGACGCAGTTGATTCTGAAAATAACATTCTAATAAACGATGCTGAAACAAATAATAGCGACACAGCTGATGTTGATGCTGTTAACAAAACTAGTGAAAATGGTAGTAATATAGATGAATCAAAAAGTGACAATGATAGTGACACTAACAGCAGCGATTATTCCGATATTGACGAAGAAACATTATATCTCACATTTCCTAAATTCCCAATCCAAATGATTTGTTTGGAGCATTGTGAAAACACATTCGACAACTTAATTTTAACAACTGAATTAACAAATGACGAATGGTTTTCAGCCTTATTTCAGATTATAATGACACTTATTACATATCAAAAAATGTTTTCATTTACGCACAATGACCTTCATACAAATAATATAATGTATATTAATACTAACAAAAAGTTCATCTATTATTGCTACAAAAAGAAGTATTACAAGGTTCCCACATTTGGCAAAATATTCAAAATAATAGACTTTGGTCGCGCCATTTACAAATACAATGGTAAGACATTTTGTAGCGACAGTTTTCAAACAGGTGGAGATGCCGCTACGCAATATAATACTGAACCATATTTCAATGAAAAAAAACCTCGTCTTGAACCCAACTTTAGTTTTGACTTGTGTCGTTTAGCATGTTCTATTTTTGACTATGTAATCGATGACATTGAAGATGTTAAAAATTTGGATTTATGTGAACCTATTGTAAAGTTAATTGTTGAATGGTGTATTGATGATAATGGCATTAATGTTCTATATAAAAACAATGGCACAGAAAGATATCCCGATTTTAAGTTATATAAAATGATTGCTCGATGTGTCCATAATCACACACCTGTAGCACAATTGGAGAGGCCGGAATTCAACAAATTTGTAATATCTAAGAATAGCATGGGTAAGAATAACGAGCAAATCATTAATATTGATGAATTGCCGTCATATGTAAATTAAATGTGTAGAATTTGTAAAAAGACATAATTTTATTTTATTAACAATATGTAATACAATAAAATGAATTTTGGATTTATAATAACCAGACATGTTAATTCAGAACAAACTAACAAATATTGGAATCATAATATTAAGCTAATTAGAACAAATTATCCTTTAAAAAAAATAGTTATTATTGATGATAATAGCAATTATGCTTTTGTCAAAGCCGAGTTTGATTATAAAAATGTGGAAATTATACAGTCGGAATATCCCGGCAGAGGCGAATTGCTGCCATTTGTATACTTTTTACGGCACAAATGGTTTAACAATGCCGTGATTATTCATGATAGCACATTTATTCATAAACGCATCCCATTTGAACGAATCAAAACTCCTGTGTTGCCTTTTTGGCATCATCCTTATGACAAAGAACATTTAAGCAATTTGCTTCGTATTGGGTCCTATTTAAAAAATCCATCATTTATTCGCCAGAAATTGGCTGGCAGTGAAATTAATATATTAAGCATGAGTGATGATAAATTCAATTTGTGTTTTGGTGGTCAATGTTATATTAATCATTCATTTTTGGCAAATTTAGAGCGCAAATACAAAATTAGTAATTTAGTAAACGCAATCACTTGCCGCAAAGATAGATGCGGTTTTGAGCGAATTTTAGGACTATTATTTAACAATGAATATAAAGGTATAAAAGTATTTCCGTCATTTAATGGTGATATTAGAACACATCATTTATCGTTCAACTATAATTTTGACCAATACATTAATGATTTCAATAATAAAATTATTCATGGAATAATGATTAAGGTGTGGACTGGTAGATAATATAAAAAGGGAATTAATAAGAATAGAATAAAATAAGAATAGAAGAAAATAATAAGTATAAATTTACTATAAAAAATATTGGTAGGTTATAAATCAATAAAAATGGATTTAAAACCATACATACAAGATACTATTTCCTTATTAATGTCATTATTTTGTTGTTTTGGGCTTTATAAATATAAACAAACTAACAATATACAATGGTTTAATTATATTTGGTATTTCTTTATTGTTTATTTAGTTTATGATTTATATTCAGAAAGTCGTGTTGATTTTTGGATTCATCACATATGTAGCATAATTTTAACATTGCTTTCATTATGTATTCCATCAATACCATTTTCTATTATAGAACCCATATTTACGGCAATTCTAATTGAATCTAGTAGTATATTTTTAAGCATTAAAATGTTGATTAGAACCTATTTGAAACAACCATCAACTGATTTGAAAACTGATTGGGCTAAATTGTTGAAAAAAATACAGCCAGGAAACGATATATTGTTCTTTATATTATTCACTTATACAAGACTATATTTGTATAACAAAAATATTTTATTCAGTCCAGATATATACATTAATTTGCCCAAAACGGCTAATTTTTGGATGTTAGATAAAATAATTATATTGATTTTCTGGATTTTAGGATTTTTAAATCTATATTGGTTTGCTATTATTGGTAAAAAAGCAGTTAATATGGCTGCTGGACGTGATGTATTTGAATACAAGCCAGATAACAATAATAAGGACCCATTTTTACAGAAAATCGAGCAAATTAAAGGCACACTTACTAATAGTAAAGAGTAAAGAATAAAGTATTCGTTTTCAACCTTAGTTATTTATAATAAATACTTATAAATGACTAATTTAATAAAAAATATAAATATAAATAACCAAGACATATTTAATAAGAACATAATTAATAAAGAGACAACCCAATACATAACAACACTAATTGTGTCTCTATATGCTTGTTTCTGTTTATATCATTTTTGCTCGTCCGATAAAGACATAAAATGGCTCAATTGTTTGTTTATAATTGTGATAATATATCTAGCAATACATTTGTTTTTTGTTGAAAAAATCGAGTTAAAAATACATCATGTTTGTTTTATATTTGTAATAGGTTGGTATATGTTGTCTCCTATTATAGGTCCAATTATTAAAAACGAATTGTATATTTTAGCTTTGGCTGAAGTGAGCAACATATTTTTGAGCATTCGGAACCTAATTAGACACCCAACAATTATACAATTTGTTAGTTTGCCAGCTTTTATACAACCAATTAATGACGGATTATTTGCTATAACATTTTTCTACGCAAGGATATATTTGTATTTTAAATATATTATTACTAATCAAGAATTGTTTGAAAATATAACTAAATACAACCAGTTTTTCATGTGTGATAAAATAGTTATAGCAATTCTAGTTGGTCTATTTATTTTGAATTTATATTGGTTCTTATTGATTTGTTCTGGGGTAATAAAAATGATTGGATTTGATTCTGTGGTTAAGAGACATTTTTTGGAGGACAATAATAGCGCATTTTTTAAAAAAATTGAGGAGATAAGGGCAAAAAATGGGTTTAAAATGGCGCCTCATCTGTGAAAGCAATTGGAGCGCTTGGTGACTTTACTGTGTCTGCTATCACGGGCGTAACCTGTTCATAAATAAAATTACCGGTAATTACGCTAATGTATACTACTAAAGTATCGCGAATAAGGAACTTCAATGGTTTGCTTTCATTGTCAACATACCTCATTTCCAAGAATTTTACAAGAAAAAATATTACGGATATAATACCTGCTATTAAAAATATATTATCCATTTTACAATATATTTTTAGTTTCTTATTTGTAAATTAACGCAATTAATTAAGTCAATATTTCAACATCATTCAGTAAAAACGAATCGTCTAATTTGATTTCTGGCTGGCCAATTACGTGGACATCTAAACTGCCCAAGTCTACTGTCTCATCTGAAATCTTTAAAACTTCGTCATCATCCTCTTCTTCATCCTGCTTTCTTTGCTCGTTTCTCATTTTGCTAATTTCTTCTAATCTGTCATATGATTTGGGTGCGTTAACAAACTCTTCCTTGTTATTATTGTCTAGCACTGAATCAACGTCGTTAAATTTCAAAGATGATGATGATGATTCACTAGATTGACTGGTCTGGCCATGTTCTTTCTCTTTCTCTTTCTCTTTCTCTTTCTCCTTATCTTTTGCTTTCACTTCTGAAATAAACTCTGTATCACCTCGCGCATTTACAGGCGCGCTCTTTTCTACAACTTGTTCCTTAATTTCTTCGACAACATCTTCCTCAACAGTTTCATCCATGTAGGCTCTTAATATGCCTTCAATTGGGATGCTCTCTCTGACTGCGTTCAAAATACATTCTTGGACAATTATTTCTAATTCTCGGTTATGCTTCTGGACTTGTAACGGAACCGCGCTGATTTCAAAGAGATACACATTCTTGTAAATCTTTCTTGCTACATTGATATAAGCTTTGTGAATGAAGTCGTCTAACTTGGGAATATTAATATCGATTTTCTTTTGTTTTTGTCCTACACGCATCGCAGTCAATAATTTGAGTTGGATAATATGTACACATGTAACTAATTCTTCTAAATAATTGCAACAACTTTTCTCAATAATTCGTTTTCGTTCAGTTTCAATAATAGTGGCATTCCATTTGGGAATACGTGTAATAAGGTTCTGGAATGTCATTAAATACTTCTCCATTTCACCGTTTGTTTTACAAAGTGTAACGGATTCGTCAAAAATTGACTTAAATCCTTCAATAATTAGTGGCGTCAAAATTGTTAGCAAACGAGCTCCCCATTCGTTCTTTGATTCGTGTAATGAACTAACATTGAAATCATCCATGTTTTATAATAACAACGAACCTTTTTTTTTGGATTTTTAAACTTATTTTTATATTTGTTAGTTAGTTTGTAAAATATAAAAATTACATTTTTACACTTAAGTAGGAATTATGTTATTATTTAATTCAGGTTCAGAACTAATGTTTTCTTTATCAGAAATAGAAATAGAAAGACAAAGACTTGTAAATGGATTGTAAAAAGTATGTATTACTACTCCAAATAACAAATCTACAATCAAAATTTTCCAAGCATAATCATTATATCCACGCATAGCACAAAAAGCAAATACTAAATAAATAATAGCATGAATTGGCTTCAAAAAAAATGGATTGTAATCAGGTGATTCTAAGAAATCTTTAAATATAAATTTGCTTGCTACAAACAAATGAAAAATACCAATATAATAAAGGTCTGATGTTGTTGTGATTTTTACTATGTATATTATTACTCCACGACTACCTATACATCCCAGTAAATAAGAAACTCTTCTAGCT